TTAGATGCTGCGGGTGCTAGCGGAAGTGGAGAAACTAACAACATAGCTATAGGCTATAATTCACAAGGAGCAACAACTACAGGTGTTCGTAATGTAGCAATCGGTTCACTTTCTTTAGATGCCAACACAACTGCTAATGACAATACTGCATTAGGATATGCTGCTTTGACAACTAACACTACAGGTGCAGAAAACACAGCAATAGGGTCAAACGCTCTTGATGCAAACACTACTGGTTCTAGTAATGTTGCAGTAGGACAAGGTTCATTAGACGCTAACACAACTGCTAGTAGTAATACTGCTGTTGGACATGATTCTATGAAAAACAATACAACTGGTGCTGAGAATGTAGGAATTGGTAAAGGTGCTTTAACTGGTAATACAACAGCCGACAACAACGTAGCCGTAGGAAGAAGTGCTTTAAATGCAAACACTACAGGTGCAGGTAACGTAGCAGTTGGTAAAGATGCACTTCTTGACCATACAACAGGAAGCTTCAACACAGCTTTAGGGTATTCTTCTTTATATGAAAGCACCACAGGTGGGAGTAATGTTGCTGTTGGAGCATTAGCAGCAAACACTACAGGTACTGCGGGAACTGCTGTAGGTTCAAACGCTTTAGATGCAAACACTACAGGCAACTACAATACTGCTTTTGGTTATTTTGCTTTATCAGCCAATACTACTGCGGACAGAAACGTAGCTATGGGTAATAGTGCTTTAACTGCTACTACGACTGGTGCAAGCAATACAGCAGTTGGTGACAGAGCTTTGAAAGCAAACACGACAGCATCTAACAACACAGCAGTTGGTAAAGATGCTTTATTAGCAAACACTACAGGTTCAGAGAATACAGTAGTTGGTGCTTCAGCGGGGGATGCAATTACAACTGGTGAAGACAACACAGCAGTTGGCTATATAGCTTTATCTTCACTTACTACATCAGACGGAAATACTGCGATTGGTCATGCTTCCCTACAAAATAATACTTCAGGAGGAAATACTGCATTAGGTTATAACTCTTTAAAAGCCAACACCATTGGTAACAGTAATACAGCTCTTGGATATAAGGCTATGACCGCAGAAGTTGGAGGAGATAGAAACGTAGCTGTTGGTTATCAAACTTTGGTTACTCAATCTAATGCTTCTACTGTAGATACTTATAACGTAGCTGTTGGGTACAATGCAGGATATGCTACAACTACAGGAACAAACAATACAATCGTAGGTGGTTTAGCTCTCGATGCAAACACTACAGGAGGACAAAATACAGCAGTGGGGTATGGTTCTTTATCAGCTAACACAACAGCCAGTAACAATACAGCACTTGGTTACTTAGCTTTACAATTTAACACTACAGGAAATTTAAATGTAGCTGTAGGTGAAAGTGCTTTACAAGCAAACACGACAGGAAGTAGAAACATAGGGGTTGGTAGTGGTACTTTAGAAAGCAACACTACAGGTGCAGATAACATTGCTATGGGACATGATGCACTTAACGATGTAACAACAGGCGACAAAAATACTGTTATTGGTTCTTATGCAGGAGATTCAATTACCACAGCAGATAACAACACAGCAGTTGGTTATTTATCTTTAGCAGGAAATACTGTTGGTTATGAAAATACTGCGTTAGGTTATCTAGCTCTAAGTGCAAATGTTCATGGTAGACACGCAGTTGCTATTGGTGCGGAAACATTAAAAAATCAAAATCCTTCTTCTGCAAGTTCAACATATAATACTGCTGTTGGATATCTTGCGGGGGCTGCTATAACTACAGGCTATAATAATGTCTTTATAGGTAGTCTAGCGGGAGATGGAACTGATGATGGGGCTGCTAATGTTTGTGTAGGTTATTCAAGTTTTTCTGCTAATTGTGGCAATGCAAATACAGGATGTGGTTACCGAACTGGTGAAGCTTCTACTGGTCAAGATAATGTACTATTTGGTGCTTATGCGGGTTTAGGACTTGTCGGAGGTAATAACAATACATTTTTAGGTAAAGATTCAGGTCGTTCAGGAAACCCTGGAGGAGAAATAACTAATGGTAGTAATGAAATTGTTATTGGTAATGCTAGTCATACTGAAGCACACATACAAATAGATTGGACAGTAGCTTCTGATAAAAGAGATAAAACAGACTTTACAGCATTAGACCTTGGTTTAGAATTTGTTAAAGGTTTAGCACCTGTAACATACAAGTGGGATAAACGTGCAAAATATGGCGATAAAAACGCTGATGATTATGATTTAAACGCACAAACACCAGACGGAACACATAAAGAAGATTGGTTAGATGTTGGTTTCAAGGCACAAGATGTTCAAGCACTTGAAGAAGCCTCTGGATATAAAGCATCAGACAAGAAAAATCTTACTGTGTCTACATCAGAAGATGGAAAACAAATGGGTTTACAATACAGTAAATTTGTACCGATATTGGTTAAGGCTTTGCAAGAAGCAGATGCTAAAATAGATGCTCTTACCGCAAGGATAGTAGCGTTAGAAAGTTAATTAAACGGAGAATAATATGGCTCAAACAGTAGCAGAATGCTTAACAGCAGGAGAAGATAGCGTAACGCTTATCAACGACATCAATACGAATGGTAAGAAATCAACGTATGTTGGTGGTTCAGCAGAAGCTGATACAACAACTATGACACAAGCCGAGATAAATGAATTGGTACAACGTAATGTTGACCACTTAGAAACTATCTTGCTTTACGAACCTGTTGATTCAGATGACGATACACCTAACGTAGTCGGTTCATCTTCAAGTAAAAAAACTACTTGTAGTGGCGGAGTTACAACGGGTAAAGCTTATATAGCAGCTAATTAATAATGACTGAAGAAGTAACAACTGAAACTACAGAACAACCTGTAGACCCTCAACTACAACAAAGAATCGCTTATACCGAAACTTTGCAACAAGAGATACAAAACCTTAGAGAGCAAATGGCTCAACTACAATATCAATTAGATATTAGAGTTACAGCTTTAGTTGGTTATCAAAGTACCTTAGAAGTAATTGAAGAACCTGTTTTAAATGGAAAAGGAGAAGAAGATGAATTGGTTTAAAAATCTTTGGAAAAAAGTTAGAAACGTAGAAGAAAAAACAGTTAGAGCAAGAACAGAAGAAGGTCAATTTGTAGCAGACGATAAATCTACTCCCGATGTAAATGAAGCCTACACAACTGTTAAAGTTAAAAAGAAAAAGAAAAAAGGCAGGCCAAATAAGAAAAAATAATGGCTACAGCTAAAGACGCAGTACATCAAATCAGCACACACGAAAAAGAATGTGCTATTCGCTATGAAAACATAGAAAAAAGATTAGATGAAGGATCTGCTAAGTTTAGAAGACTTGAGTATATTATGTGGGGCTTATATGGCCTAACAGCTGCTTCTTTAGGTATAGACAAATTAATATAAATGAAAGATGGCATTAGAAAAATTTATATTTCGACCAGGAATAAATCGCGAAGGAACAGACTATTCTAATGATGGCGGATGGTTTGACGCTAATCTTGTTCGATTTCGTAAAGGACTTCCAGAAAAAATTGGAGGTTGGGCTAAAGCTACTTTAAATACTTTTATAGGTACAGCCAGGGGACTTCATGCTTGGGTAGATCTAGAACTTACTAAATATTTAGGCGTAGGCACTACTTTTAAATATTATGTTAAGCAGGGAGATAATTTTAATGACGTTACTCCTCTTAGAACCACAACTTCTGCTGGCGATGTAACGTTTGCCGCAACTAACGGTAGCTCAACCGTTACAATCACAGATGCCAGCCATGGAGCAGCCACAAACGATTTTGTAACGTTTAGCGGAGCAGCTAGTTTAGGTGGCAATATTATTGCTGCTGTATTAAATCAAGAATATCAAATACTGTTAGTTACAGGAACTAACACTTACACAATAACAGCTAAAGATACATCAGGAGCTACTGTAACAGCTAGTGGTAGCGACAGTGGCAATGGAGGAAGTTCTACAGTTGGCGCATATCAGATTAATGCTGGATTAGATGTTTACGTGGAAGGTTCTGGTTGGGGTGCAGGAACTTGGGGTGCAGGAACATTCGGTTCTGTTAGCCCTATATCAGCGTCTAGTCAATTACGATTATGGTCTCATGATAATTTTGGTGAAGACTTAGTTCTGAATCCTAGAGGCGGTGGTGTTTTCTATTGGGATGAAAGTTCAGGTACTTCTCAAAGGGCAGTTGCACTGACAGCTTTAAGCGGTGCAAATAAAGCTCCAACTGTTGCTTTACAAGTATTAGTAAGTGATATAGATCGACATGTAGTTTGTTTTGGAGCTGATCCACTCAACGCTGATAATTTAAGAACCAGTGCTTCTGATCCTCTATTAATAGCTTGGAGCGATCAAGAAAACGTAACCCAATGGGAACCTTTACCTAGTAACACTGCAGGGTCTTTAAGATTATCTGCAGGCTCTTCAATTATTGGCGCGATTAGAGCAAGACAAGAGACTTTAGTTTGGACAGATACCTCATTGTATTCAATGACCTTTGTCGGTCAGCCTTTTACTTTTGGCGTTAATTTAGTAAACGAAGGTGTAGGACTTATCGGGCCAAATGCTGCCGTTAATAGCCCTAAGGGTGTGTTTTGGATGGATAAGAAAGGCTTTTACACTTATAACGGAGCTGTTCAAGACATTCCATGTACCGTTCAAAACTATGTATTTAGTGACTTAAATGAAGGACAGTCTTTTCAAACATTTGGATTTTTAAACAAAGAATTTAATGAAGTGGGCTGGTATTATTGTTCTTCAGGATCTTCAACCGTAGATAGATATGTAGTTTTTAATTACGAAGATGGTGTTTGGAGCATAGGCCAACTTACAAGAAATGCATGGATAGACGAAGGTATATTTAATAATCCTATGGCGACCTACACCGACTCTTCGGGTACAGGTTATTTATATAACCACGAAATAGGTAACGATGATGATGGTTCTCCAATGGACAATGTGTTTATAGAGTCCAGTGACTTTGCATTAGGAAACGGAGAACAGTTTCAATCAATTAGCAAAATTATTCCTGATGTTAAATTTACAGGCGACGGTGGTTCAGATCAGACTATTAACTTCGTACTAAAACAAAGAAACTATCCAGGTGAAAGTTTAGCTACAGACTCAACAAACACCTGCACAGCAACCACTACAAAGATAGACACCAGGCTTAGAGCAAGACAAGCAGCACTTAGAATTGAATCAGATGATGATAATACTGAAGGCGTTAGGCTAGGTTTAGGGTTTAGAGTCGGGGCCACTCGTATGGATCTAAAAGTAAATGGTCGAAGATAATGGCTAAATTATTAGAAACTAAACTTCCAATAGCTATAGGCGAAATATCTCCTGATACATTTAACAGATTAGTTAGGGTATTAGAACTTAGTCTTAATAAAGTAGATATAGATTCTACTTTGTCGGTTAATGAAACACAGCGTAACGAAAACAAATTTCAACAAGGCGATATTATATGGAACCTATCTACAGAAGAACTGCAACTATGGAACGGTGAGGAATGGATAACACTATACGAGGGAGAACAGTTCGGAGTAGAAGGCGTTGCTTCTTTAGGCAAAATAACAGTATCAACGGGTGGAGACACAACCATAACGATATGATGGACAGAGTTAGATTATTAGAAGAGCTTATGTTAGATGAAGGTGTTATTCATGAGATTTATAATGATCATCTTGGATACGCTACTTTTGGTGTAGGCCATTTAATTACAGAAAAAGACAAAGAACACGGACAACCTTTAGGAACACCTGTATCAGAAGAAAGAGTTAGAGATTGTTTAAATGCAGACGTAGACATCGTATGCAAAGAACTAGATAAAAACATGCAGTGGTGGCGCGGTCTTAACGATACAAGACAGCGCGTACTAGCTAACATGTGTTTTAATCTAGGCTATCCTAGACTCAGCAAATTTAAAAAGTTTTTAGCCGCAGCAAAAGATCAAGATTGGGAAACAGCTGCTGTCGAGATGATGGACAGTAAGTGGGCAACTCAGGTCGGAGACCGAGCTGTAAGGCTTAGGGAGAAGATGTTGAATGGCTAAAAAAACTAAGAAAAAAACACAAACTGTGTCAAACTATAAAAAATCATTAAGGAGACCATAATGGCAGCAAAAAAAGGGCTATACGCAAATATAAACGCTAGGAAAAGAAAAGGTATTAGTAGACCAAAAAGTAAGTCTACTATAACCAAAAAAGCATATAAGAATATGCAGGCTGGATTTCCTAAAAAGAAAAAGAAAACAGGCAAGAAAAAATAATGGCTAAGAAATTGTCCCCAAAACAAAAGAAACTAGCTAGAGTTGCCAAACCTCGTAATAAAATTACAGGTGCGGACTTTAAGAAATTAAAGAAACGTGGCAAGAAAAAAGGCTAAGCCAATACGCAAAACGACTGGTAAAGGCGGTAACTACCGTCCTACCAAGAAAGGTGCGGGCATGACTAAGAAAGGTGTAAAAGCCTATAGGAAAGCCAACCCTGGATCAAAGTTAAAAACTGCGGTAACAGGTAAAGTAAAGAAAGGTAGTAAGGCAGCTAAACGACGTAAATCTTATTGTGCAAGATCTGCGGGCCAGCTCAAAAAGAGCTCTGCTAAAACTAGAAACGATCCTAATTCAAGGATTAGGCAAGCGCGCAGAAGGTGGAAGTGTTAATGAAACTAGGATTATTAAAAACGTTAGTAGGTACAGTAGCTCCAACAATAGGAACCGCATTAGGTGGGCCTATGGGTGGTATGGCTGCGAATATGATTTCTGAAGTATTAGGATGCGATCCTGAGCCAAAGAAAATACAAAAGGCCATGGAGACAGCTACTCCTGAGCAACTAGCGCAGTTAAAAAAAGTAGAAGCTGATTTTGAAGTGCAAATGAAAAAGCTAGATATAGATCTATTTGCATTGGAAACAGCTGATGTACAAGACGCTAGAGGAAAGTTTAGTAAAGATTGGACCGCAAGAATCATAGGAATATTTGTTGTAGGAGGGTTTATGGGCTATATATTTTTAGTTACGCTGCAACCTCCAGAACAAAACTCAGAAGCATTGATAAACCTTGTACTAGGCTACCTTGGTGGTTTAGCAAGTGCCATTATATCTTTTTACTTTGG